TACGCAACGTATCTAAATAAGTTTTGTTAATTGTAAATCCATTTGCACTTACCCATTTAGCATTGGGTGCTACAAACTTTAAACCTGCTACATCTCCTGTATCATTAAATAAGTAACCATGAGTATTACAATTAGTACATCTACTAGTTCTAGCATATAAACTACCATCTTTTCTTACTTTTCTTATGTATCCCTCTCCATTACAGACACTACATTTTACAGCTTTTGTTTTTCTTATAATCTTTGAATATGTTTTTACAGTATCTTTGTACTGTAGCTCAGGCATGTAAGGTGTAAAATTATTTGCCCACATAGATTTATCTAATGGCTTTCTGCTATAAATTACCCACGACATTTGTTCAGGACTATTTAAATTTATAGGTGTGTCACCCATAAGATATCTTACCTGTTTGTTTAATCTATTTTCTACTTCTGTCTTTTCATTTTCAAATTGTTTCTTAACTTCATCAAGTTTATCTAAGTCAACAGAGAAACCATTCCTGTATATCTTTGCTAGTATAACACATACATCATTTGTAAGGTTTACTGTATTTAGCAAAGGTTTATTTTTATCTTTTCTTAATCTGCTAGTTATAGATTGATATAAATCTCGTGTAGCAAATAAGTCTGCCTTTAAATATTCTGATAATTCATCTCTAGGTATCTCATCTACTTCCATGCCCTTTGCAAAGTATTCTTTAAGTGTGTCTTGTTTCTTTGTATCTAAGTCGTATCTTTCGGCACAAGCCTCTAAAGATAGAGGTTGTTTAACACCTCTTTGTAATATATACTCGCCCAGCATAGTATCAAATACATCTTTATCATATTTAAAACCACACTCCCAAAGCCACATTAAATCATAAGCTATATTATGTCCTATAAGACATGTTGTTTTGTCTAATGTTTCCTGTATATCATTTGGCTCATTTGTATCTATACTATATAATTTATAGTCACCGTCTTCTTTTAAGTAACCTACCATGACCAATTTGTTTAATGGTTCAAATGGGTCAAGATGCATTTTACCATCTTTTTTTGTAACTGTATTTTCTACATCTAATATTAATTTCATACTTCATATCTTCCTACTTGGTAATTCAAATTACAGTGAACGACACCATGCCATCCTGTAAGTTTATTCTTTACCACATTTAAATGCCTTTGTAAATCCTCTTCTGTTTCATCTTGTCTTGGTGGGTTTTTAGCAATTAAAATCATTAGGTCGGCTTCTGCAGCCTTACCTGTTCTACTACCTTCCATCATACTTTGATTTAACAACACCTTACCTTCTGCATCTGCAGATAGCTGTGACATATAAAACATTGCACACTTGTGTTCTTTTGCAATCATACGAGCATGCACTGCATTAGCTTTTAGTGCTTCATCAGTTCTTGCAAACCCACCTGTACGTGCAAACTTATCACCCATATCAAGTATCACAATGTCAGGACTATATGACTTACACACACTCTCAACCCACGACATGTCTCTACCTGTAGCATCTTTAATCTTTATGTTTTGTTTTATAGGCTCATACAAATCCCTAGCTTTAATTGGGTTATCTCTAACTTCTTTCATAGTCATGCCTGTCGCTGCTGTCAGGTATCTAGCACCAACTCTGTGACTTCCCTCTTCATTACACAAGATAATGCAACTTGCACCCTGTTGTGCCAAACCATTAGGACCTGCCAACAAACTTGCATGGAAGGAAGTTTTACCTGTATTAGGTCTAGCTCCTATCTCAATCAAGTGTCCTGAGTTAATGCCTTCCACCTGTCTTGTTAGTGCAGGTACATTGAAAGACCAACGTGCTTCTAAATCGTTTTTAGCTAGTAATGTTTCTATATCCATATCATCCCACTCCACATTTAAATTAGGTGTAAAATCATCTCCGTACATCTCTAATATATTACGGATAGGCTCAAGGCTTGAGTGTGAGCCATTTACATAGTCAAATCCTATGTTTGCAATATCTTCTCCTACAATTTGCTGAAACAACTTTGACAACACTTCCTGTGCTACATCACCCCCAAGAGGTTGTTCATTCTTTATCTGCCTAAACAAAGAACTGTAGGCTTGCTTCTGTGCTGTTGTCATTGATGGATTGCTAGACATAAACAGTGCTTCAATCTCATCAGGTGTTACAGACCTTTCATATCTACTCATGGCTATGTCAATAGACTTTTTTATTTTACGAGTATCTTTACTGAATAGTCTGTCAGGACACTTAGCTCCACGATGGTCATCATAAAACTCTTTATCCATTAAACTTCTTATTAATCCTAATTCCATAACTGTGTCTCCTTTGGGGTTAATTCATACAAATTCTGTATATCTAATTCATTTCTGTATTTTAAGTCATCTTTTAGTTTTAGTATCTTAACGTCTTTTACATGTGAACGTAGCTCTTTAGCAAAAGAAATAGTCTTGGGTAATGCGTCAGGGTCTAGTGCTATGATAGTAGTCGAGAACTGCGACAGGAATTTTTTGTGTGAGTCAGTTAACGATGTACCCAACACAGCTACCCCAACATATACATCACTACCCACAACTCCTGCACTGATGCAATCCTCGACTACAATTGCGATACTACCACATCCAAATGAATAAGGCAAGTCTGAATTACCATAGCGTTTCCACTTTGGTATTTTATTAAATATAGACCTGCCAGTAGCATCGACAACTTTGCCATCCTTCTTGATAGGAAAGACAACCCTGTGTTCTTTTACATCATAAAATAAATCAAGTGCCTGTGAGTCAAGACCCCACTTATTACACCAATCGTCTATTTCACTTCTGCCATTATGTGATACTACATATTCAGGTAACTCAAAATTACTCACAACTTGTGAGCTTTTTTTGTTTTGAATATCACGTATCTCATCTACAGATAGATGTACTCTTGTGTTACCACGTACAGAGCAAGATGCCTTGTAGCAGTTCCACAACAAAGAACCCATATTGTTTGTTACAGAAAATGTTTTGTAAGATTTACACACAGGACAACTTAATCTACGTGTATCTCCATTCTCTACATTTAACTGTTTAACATATTCATATATATTATACATATTATATATTATAACCTTTCCTTGTCGGCATTTGATATGCTTATATCATGGTTTAATTCATCCGTCAACCCCCTACGCATTTCACATGCTAAATTAGCACTTTTATAGGTATTTTTTAGGTAAGGTTTAACACTTTGTGGGTTAGCATGTCCTGTAACTGACATAATATTACCCATAGACACACCTGCATCTACCATCTCAACTGTTCCTGTCCTACGTAAGTCAGATAATCGTAGCTCATTAGAAAGCCCAGCATCGTTCATAACTTTTCTAGCTAGTCTAGGTAGCTTATACATGCAATAGGGTATGTAAGAGCCTTTATACAGCTTTGGTTGGGGTGCTACATACTTCTGAAACCCAAAATCTTCTTTCTGTTTTACTAACATCTCACCTAAGCCTGTAGGTATGGGTAAAAAAACCTCTGCTCTACGTTTAGATTGCTCAATATGCATTTGGTCATTATCAAAATCTAGGTTCGACCATTGCAATAAACGCATATCACCAATTCTTTGACACCATTCATATGCCATATGAGCAATTAAACCGACACTTCTTGTTTTATAATTTGAGTAGGCTTCATCTAAAAAATCAAATACATTTTTTCTTGTCCATACAATTTTTCTGCTTGGTGATGTACGTCTCTTTACATTACTAAACACATTCTGAACACAATGCTCCATATTTATGCCATGATTAACTGTAATTCTTGTTACAGACATTATGTGATTTGCAAATGGAACACCTCTATCACACCACATGTTGTATGCTAACTTTGCAAGTCTTGTGGTAAGACTAGACAGCTTATAACTGCCTAGCCTTTTGTCATTACCTACAGAAGTGTCTAACATTATATTTAAAAAGTATTTATATTTTGCTTTAGTTTCTTCTCGTAAGTTATTGTATTCAAATGATAAATAGTAATCATCCACTAATTCGGTTAGCTTCATTATGCAGCCACCAATTTTTTAAATTCAGGTGTTGATATCCATTTGGATACTTCCTGCTCTCTAGACCACATAGACTGACTAACAGTATCTTTGCCTGTATTTCGTAGATTAAAACCATTCCTATCATCTGCGTATGATGCATAGTTAGTAAAGGCACTGTACAAGGCAAACACATTTCTACCACGTTTACGAACTTCTTGTCTTACAAGTGGTATCATTTTTTCTGCCTTTCTATCTGACTTCATAATAGATGACAGGTACTCTTTCCAAGACTTTATAGAGTGCATTGGTAATTCTATGTTTGCCCATGTCTGTAGCTTTTTTGTTTGGTCATAGAAGTCTACACTACTTTGATTAAGCTCCTGTATAAATCTATCCATGCAAAAATTAGATGTATTCTTACGTCTAACCTTGTCATACTCTCCTGTAATCATTCCGTTTGTACAGAAGAAGTCGATAGCTCCAAAGAATACTTGATTAGAACATGACCCATCAACACCATGTAGGGCAATAACTCTCTGTCCTATCTTGGTCTCATGTTTATCTGTAGCTATAGTGCTACTTACATTTGGTAATGTCATGTCCATTATAGCCCATGCATTATTTCTAGCACTACCCCACTTTACAGTAGAGCCTGACATAGCATCAGGGATATTTTCAACCATAGTGTTTTGTACACCATCAAAGAATTGTTTATGCGAAGCACATCTAAAGCCACTGCCTACGACATTTAAGTAGTCACCTGTCTTCTCATTAATGACATACTTTTTGTCAGGAACTTTTGAAGGTTCAAAGTCTACTGTAAAATTTAAGTTTTCAGGTAGCTCGTGTATTTCTGTTGGTATAATATCAAATGGCATAAAAGCCTCCTTTCTAAATTACTCACAACTTGTGAGGTTTTTGTTAAGTGATATTGTGTTATATCATATATATTTTATTTGTCAAATTAATTTACTTTCCACATTGGCTGCCAAGCCCTATCATCAGAACTTAGTACATAATCACCCCAATGATTAGGTGTATCATCCTCATTTTTTTGTGGTGCAAATTGTAAAGAACTGTGTAGCTCGTGTATAAGGTCTTCTAAAACTCTGACTTGAGACAATGTAACATCTTTTGTTTCTTCTATATCTCTAACCATAGTCTGTAGTTTGTTGTGATAATTAAGAAACACTCTCCTTGTACCACCTGCTACGATAACATCTTCACTGTTCATATTTACTTTAAATGGACTATCTTTTTTCTTTGTCATTATCTTTCTCCTTCTTTCTGTTGTATGAGCCTTTGCCCTTTTTAGGCTTGACTGCATAGGTTGCATATTTTCTTCGTGACATAGCTACTGCCCTAGCTATTGGGTTGATAAGTTTATTTATCATTTCTTTTCATCTATGTATACACGCATACACTTTGCTCTGTCAAGTGGTACTTCACGTTCAAATGTTTTCCATGTTTCACCATTCTCCATTTTGTCATGGTCAAGGTATTGCCCCCTAACACGCATCTTGTATCGTTTATTGTTAAGATAAGTTTTCATAGACTTTACTAATACATCTCCGTGATTGTCATTTGGTATTTCAGAAAACATAAAGATAGGTGATGTTTTTATCTGATTAAGTTCCTCTCTCAGAAAATCATTCTCTTCTAGTAAGTCAGCTACTCTACCCTCTTGAGTATCTCTTCTTACCTCTTCTGAAAGTGTATCCTGCATCTTTTGAAATGCCCTAATCACATGTATAAAGTCCATATCATTAATCATCACAGTTTCACCATTCTCTTTTGTATATGTACCAAGTGAATACATATCTTGTGGTAGTAAATTATGGGAAGCCTCAAGTATCTCTAGTAATTTTATTAACTTTTTAATCTTCATTGTCTACTCCTTTCAGTATATGTGCTATAACATCTACAGTCCAACCATTGCCAATCATCTTGTATCGTTGTGTCTTGGATACATGGTTGGTGTAGTTGTCAGGCACAGTTTGTAATCTCTCACATTCGAGAGGTGTTAGTTTTCTCCATGTCATACCTTCTACCACAACATTATCTTTTTGTACAGTGGTAAGACAATTAGACTTGTCATCTGCTCGTACTTCTACTTGTGGCTCTAAAGGTAAATCCATTTGATAGTCCTTGCGTACTCCATTCTTATCAAGCCTACGATTAACAATGCGACCACCTTTGGTAGAATAGGTAGCTACTTTAGGCTCTCTGTTCCCACCCTGCATAGTCAAAAGTGTGGGAGACTTCCCATTCATATGGTACACTCTCTTGGCTTGTTCGTGTCTATAGTGGGCATACTGCTCGGCATGTCCTACCTCTAGTGTGCTATCTACTAATGTCATACCATTGTTACCTGCTCCTTTGTACATGGTGGCTGTAGTACATAAGGCTTTCTGATAGGGGTTTCTGTGATGCCTAGCATTACGAGGATTGATAGGTACAGGTGGTTCATTGTGGTCTGCCTCTAGTATGTCCTTCAACACCAAGCCTTTGTCTTCCATAGGTGGTATAGGTATGGCATCATAGCCATAGGTATTACCTGTGGGTTTAGCTTCACGTAGTACACGTTTACCAAACCAATACAACCTGTATCTATTTTGTGCCGACACAGTAGATGAGTTGATTGCCTGTGGTTGAAAGCCCAACCATGCAGATATGATATCCTGTGATGACTTAGACATACGTACATTCTCTAGTAGTACATACTTTGGTTGTAACTCATCTCTCATACGTATGAACTCAAAGAATAGTTTGCTACGTGGGTCATTAAAGTTCAACTGTTTACCTGCAAAGCTAAAGCCTTGACAGGGCGAACCACCCATCAGTAGGTCAATGCCACCTATAGGTAACTTAGTATAATCAATATTTGTAACGTCACCTATCTGTGCTGTGTTAGGGTAATTAGCCTGTGCAACCTTGATAGCATACTTATCTATCTCAGATGCAAAGTAGGTATCATACTTTACACCTGCTCTGTTGAGTGCTATCTGTCCACAGGACATACCATCAAATAAACTTAATACATTCATATTATTTCTCCCAAGTTGTGAGTTTTTTTAAGCGACTAACCAAGTTGGTTTATCTGTATATTTATACCTCGCAAACTTTAATTTGTCAACTGCATAAAATTTACGATAGGCTTTTATTGGGTAGAACTCATCTGTTTTGAGTTCATCTAGCCCACTAAAACATTGTGGCATTTTAGTCTTGCTACCACCTTTGGGTAAGTATTGATACCCATTTTGAATAACTTCTTTATGTTTACTTGCTCCATGTATTTTGTTGTATCTAAAGGTGTACTCTTCGAGCATGTGAACATATAGTCTGTAGGCAAACATAAAATTACTACAATTTTCCATAGCCCATAATGTGCAAGGATGCTTTTGATGCACAGGTTTGTATAGATTATGCTTCTCTGCATATTGAGGTGCGTGATACCATAACGTAGTGCATAGCATCTGTGCCTCTTCCAATGGCATCTTTACTATATGTTGGTCACATAAAGATTTAGCAATTTTTTGTGGTGACTCCTCTATAATAAATCTATTCATGCTCTCCCCCATTTCCTCTACCTAAACCTCGTTCTCTATACCAATGGTTGAAGTAGGTTGATTTACGTTTTGATATTTCAAACACAGCCACAGTCATTACGATAGCAAAGATAAGTATAAGGTGTACTATAGCAGTAAAACCAAACACCCACATACTACCTACCCACATAGAGAATG